CTCCTGTGGTTCCCGAAGATGTAGCTGGAGACGACACCGTGATGCTGTATGTCGATGCGTCAATATAAGTGATCCTGAACTCTTGGTTCAAAGCAGCCGCAGGAATACCATTAACCGCACCCGCAACACCGGAGATAGTCACAAAATCACCAGTTTGTCCGCCGTAACCCGGGTCGTTAATCACCACCGTGGTGGGGGTGGAGGTGGAGGTGGTAAATGCGTTGGATGCAATGGTGTTGGTGTCCCGAAGTGGCGTGACGTCGTAGAAATCACCGCCAGCGGTCTGCTGGATGTAGTACTTCAGGTTGGTGCCCAAGCCCATCAGGTTGGTGCCGTTTAACGTGACCCAGTTCCACAGAGACCGGCAAATACCCCAGAACGAACCCGCAGGAGGTTGCAAAGTGGCCTCTGCCGTGCCGGTGTCCAACGTCCAGCCCCCAATTTTTTCAGGGTAGCCAGAGCGAAAGCGCACCTTGTCCATCTCGAACCAAGTGCCTTCGTTGGCCAGCGATGTCGATTCTCGGTTGATACCGGGTTTGAGTTGGAGTTTTTGCAGTGGCATGTGGGCCTCTTAAGTGAGCACGGCCAGCGCGTGGTTGATGTGCTTGATGCGGTCTTCTAGGCCAATTGTCCCACCATTTATTTTTTTCGTCATCCCCGTGTAGTCCTTGGCGTCGGCTTCTTTGTTTAAACCGCGCTTGTTCCAGTACCAAGCCGCGCTCAGAGCTGCGTACTTGGGGGACAGAATCAGGTCTGGGGAGTGGATGAAGTCCTCACCCAAGGCATCCCCGCACAGGGTGTAATTGTCTTTGCCGGTCAATTGGATCAGACCCCTGCCCTTGTACAAGCTGCCTTCCTCTGTTTCCTCGGTCCCGTTGCCCATACGACCGCCGTAGACCTTGTTGGCGATCTTGTCGGGGTTGCGGTGATAGGGTTGGGCGGACTCCAGCGTGGGGAAACGGCTGGGCCAGACGCGGCACAGAGACTCTGCGCTGTAGTTCAGGTTCTCCTGCAGGGTCTTGAAGTTACCAGACTCGTGGGCGCACTGGCCAATGAACGCTGCCATCCGCAGGGGAGTGTTGATCTCATAACGCTGGAAAGCGTCATTCAGTGGCTCCAGCCAGTCTTCGGAGATGTGCAGTTCTTTGAGTTGTTCAGCAGTAATCACTTTGCGTCCTTGAGTTTTTGGATGTCAGCGCCTTTGTCCTTGGAGCCCTGTGAGCTGCCACGGTGGAAGTTCAGGATGGTACCGCTCATCGTGATGAGGGAGCCGAGCGCCATATAGACCAGCTCTTTGTTGGCATCAGGTACGCCCTTCATAAAAGCAAACCAAGCCAGAAAGATGGTGGCCGATACGATGCCAATGTCCAGCGCGTATGCCGTGTTCTTAGCCAGCCACGATGCGTTGGCGGACTCTTGAATCTCGGCGTTCATCTTCCGGGCGCTGTCAGTGTTGGCGTTGTGCAACTCAAACTGCTTAGTATCAATCTCCGCCAGCTTCTGTGCGGCTTGCGGGTCCGCCTGAATTGCGCTCGCTACGGCCTCGACCGTGTCTTCAACGCCCAACTTCTCAGCGATTGCCTTGACCGCCATGCCCCCAAGAGGGCCAGTAACAGCAGTGGCCAGCATTGGTGCCACATTTTTAAGCAGTCCTGCAAGTACGTCGTTCATCAGTTACCCCTCTTGGTTAACATGGCGCTGGCGATCTCCAGCATGAATTTGATCTGCTCAAGGTTCTCAGGCTGTTGCGCCCAACCAACAGTTATCTGGCCAACAAACCGATGGTTGTCTGGCGGCACGCTGATCCGGCAGGTGTACCCCACACCCTTCTCGATGTACCACAGCCCCACTTCGGACTGCGCGTAACGGTACTCCGAGCAAGGAATCTCGTTGGTCATCAGCTTAATGACGTCAGCATTGTTGGCAGCGTTCTGGCTGAACAACCCAACGTCAATGTCCTCAATTGACTTATCCCTGCCATCCTTGGTATACGCCTTGTACAGCACCCGACTACCAAACAAAGGGTTAACCCTAAAGATCGCCACCACAGTTGCGCCAGTTTTCTTGAACAGCATGGCGCTCGCCTCGTCTGCCCGACCGGTGTTGATCTCAGGCAGCTTCTTGGACTCCTTGTAGGCGTCAAACATGAATTCTTGGTTCTGCCACAGGAAGTAGCCCGAGAACGCCACGATGCCCATGACAAGGATGGCAAACAGTTTAAACGGCGAGTCCACATACCCGAGCACCTTGTCAAGGGTAGAGTTGGCGTTCAGCTTTTCATCGCTCACCGCAGATACCTCATGTACAACACGATGCCGTAGATCATCAGCGCGGCCAGCACCACCGTAGCCATACCCATTGCAATGTACTCAACCATCTTGGCTGCTTGCTCTGCTCTGCGGGCCTTTTCTCGGGCGGCAGCCTCCTTGGCCTCGCGGCGCTTACGGGCTGCGGCGGCTTGGAACTTAACCCAATCGTCCCACATGCCCGGGCGGCCAGCGTAGACCATGCGCTCGCGCAATTCTTCTTCCTGCTGCCTGAGTTGCTCCAGCGCCATGAACTCTTCCATGTCGGAGCCGCCACCCTTCTTGGTGGCTTTTTCTTGAATGCTTGCCTTGTTGTCGAAGTAATCGAACACCCGCGAACCGAGCTGGTGCAGCTCCTTGCCGTTGGCAAGCGCCCCTTTAATGACGGCAAAAGCGGCGTTGGCGGCGGCAAGCTCTGCAAGCATAGGCGTTTTTACTCAAGTTACGGCTTATGTCTTGATGATGTACTGCAAGGCAATATACGGTTGCAGGTTGCGCTGCACGCCGCTTTGCTCTTGGATCGTCATTGTGTGCGTGCCTGAACCAGTTGAGGTGATGTTGACCTCGGAGCCACCAACAGAAGTAGACAGCTTACAAGTCTCGGCTGCAACGTCAGCTTGCACGATGTAGTATGTGGTCGAAGCAGAGAGACCGGCTGGCAATGTACCCGTTGTACTAACTTTTACCGAGATGTTGTTGTCCCAGCCGGTGCCCATCGTGACGACGTTGGAGGTGGCCGCTGTAAACGTCTGCGAAGCACCAACAATACTGTGGGTGTGGTTAGCGTCAATAAACAGGTTTTCGTTAACCGCCCCAGAACCAAACCCGGCTTGGTTTGCGCCCGTAGGGTTTGTAGCAGACACGATGCCATTACCGGTGTTGGTAGGAATACCGTTAGAGCCGAAGTTGATATTGCCGTCCAAATCAGTGGTCGTGCTAATCGTGTTCGTGGGCAGCACAGCATCACGAGAACCGCCTGTAGCAGCCAAAGAGTACAAGTCACCCGCACCGATTGGCACACGGTTTTCCAAGTTGGGCACGTTGAACGTGGTAGAACCGTCGCCTGTGCCGTAGGTGGTGCTGATTACACCAAACAGCGTTGCGTAGGTTGTACGAGACACAGCCGCGCCATTACACAGCAGGTAACCAGAAGGGGCAGTGTTGGTGGGCCACATATGGATCGTGCCAGCAGCGGTGGGGTCAAAGGCTTCAACAAAAGCGCAGGTGGCAAGAGCTGTCGTCGATGTTCCCGAAGGAGCGGTAACGCCAAGCGATACGGGCGTCAAGGTCAAGTTACCTGAACCTACGTTGGTGATGTTGACGGCGGAGCCGCCAACTGTTGTAGACAGCTTGATTGTCTGCGTGCCGGAGTAGGTCCCGGTTATGGCGGTTGAGACCACAGTCTGTGATGCGGCAACAATGTACGTACCCACTCCGCCAGTGCCCGTGCCCAAAGAGGAGACCGTGGTTGCAGTCACGCCCGTGCCAGAAATTGCTGTACCCACGCCAATCGAGCCCGCATACACCGCCGAGATGGTCAGGGTTGTGCCGGAAATGGAACCCAGCCCTGAAAAATAGGATGTTGCGCTTGTGTTGACAACAAAGTAATTGGTGTTGGTTGACAAACCTGTGGGCATTGTCCCCGAAGAAGACAGAATGACTGCCACATCATCCGAGTAAGCCGCTGACGCCAGCGTCACCGTGTCGTTGGCAACACTGACTGCGCTTGCTTGCGTTACTGTCTGGGCGGTAGCGCCGTTTAAATACGCCGTGCCGCCTGTGGAAATGGAGCCAACCGCTGAAATCTCACCCAAAACTGTTTGCGATCCACCTGTGGAAATGGAGGCGTTGGTCGATATTCCATCATCCACCACAAGGGAGCCGCCAAGCAGCAGATTGTTTGCGTAGTCAACCGCGACTCGGAAATTGGTCCCCTCGGTCCATACCGGGACAGTTCTACCGGCAGGAATAGCCACCCCCGTACCGGCTGCGGTGGTATTTCCAATTACGGTTGAGTTGTAGATTGTGGCGGTGTAGCTGCTGGCGTTGTAGATGATGTACGTTTTTTCGGCCGGGGGTGCGTACACGGCAAAGTTTGCGCCTGTGGTTGTTGTCAACGCAATTGTCTGGTTGCGAGATTCGTCTGGAGCACCGTTGAGCGCGGTCAGCGCTTGGTTGGCAGTCGTAATCGACACCGAGGTATATCCAGCAATAGCCGACTCAATCAAGCCGCCGAGGTTGGTATTGGTTGTATTGCCCCATGTACCGGCTTGATCGCCGGTTGTGATGAGTTCAATCCGAAGGGATGGGGAATACGTGCTCATACTTGCTCCTCAGTCAGCTGTGGGGATATTTGTCCACCCGGGGGTTTGCGAGTCGTCGATAGTTGGCCAACTCGATGATTGTGCGTTGTCTACATTTTGCCACGTTGTACTTTGGCTGTCATCCAACGCTTGCCATGCAACAACCTGCGCAGTATTGATTTCACCCCAAGAGCCATCTTGTGCGTCGTCAATCAACTCCCAGAGCAAGCGGCGCAGAACCTCGTCAGCGCCAACAGCGCCCTCGGTAACGGCGGCAAAGAAGGCTGCTGTGGCCACAACCTCATCGAGCGCCTGCACCACTTCAACAACGGCCACCAAGAACTGCATCTGGGCGCTAAGAGACTCTGAGCCTGTAGCGGACTCACTCACACTGGCCGAGATCGTTGTGAAGGCGGAAACCGTATCAGTACCGGTGGCAGCTTCGACAATTTCCGCAAGATAGGACAACCCGCCGTTTGGCAGGTCAGACATGGTGGCTGTTTCAGAGATGGTTACCGCAAACGTCACAGCTGCGGATACAAGCTCTTGGCCTGTTGCGGTCTCGGATAGAGCCACCAAGAAGTTGGCAGCGGCGGAGACGGCGTCGGAGGCAGAGCCATTCTCCGCAATGGCCGCAAGCATGGACGCGGCCGCCGAAACGGAATCGGACCCAGCCGCCGTCTCCGCTACAAACACTTGTGTATTGGCGTTGGCAAACACTGAGTCGCTGATTGTGGATGTTTCGGAAACGCTGCCTGCGAAAGTAGCGGCGGCGGACACTGAGTCCAGCCCAGAGGCGGTCTCTTGGACAGAAACACCAAACGCGGCATTGGACGCCACGGCGTCAGAGCCAGTCCCAACTTCGGCAATCGCAGCCGAGAACACAAGGCCCCCAACTACGCTGTCGCTGCCAGTCAGCGCCTCGTAGACCGCTACGCTGAAGTTGACTGCGGTAGAGACGGAATCCAAGCCGGAAGCCAGCTCAGATATGGCGGCATTAAGAGCGGCTTGGCTGGAGACGGCGTCGGCCCCAGTGGCGGTCTCGGAAATAGAAGACGCAATTTGGGCTTGCCCGATACCAGCAAATGTCGCACCGGCAAAAGTGGCTAACCCAAACATGTGTCTCCTCAGTAGTTGTTTAATTGCTCCTCATCGTCCAGCATCGCCCACCCAATAAAGATGAGCAAGGTTAGTGGGATGAGAAGAAGCCAGATCATTACCAGCCCATTGCCGCTACATCAGCAGCGCGGTCAGGGTAGGCGGCCAAGTATTGCTCTTTGTCTGCTTGTGTGTACTCTTGTGTCGTGCCATCTTCAAAGGTCACGATGAGCTTGTTTGAAATCAGTTCAAGTGTGTATGAATCAACCATTTAGATCACCTGATATGTGAAAGTGAATTGATAAGTTGTTGAGCTTGTCGTAGTTGGTCTGCAACGCATTTCAACACAATCGTTTGTTGTATCAGCCAACAAAGCCATAGTATTTGTACCGAAAATACCTGTGTTTATAGCTGCACCTGTGCCTGCAAGCTGCCTTGTAGCCGAAAAGTTACTTGCAATAGGTAGTGATATTTTTACCGTTGTGTCTGTTGCAGAGGCGGTAGCAGTAAAGATAATTTGTCCACTTACAGTTACTGTGTTACCTACACGCATATACTGAGCCGCTGAAAACGTTGGGCCAGTTGCAATGTTTGTGTTTGTGCTTACCTGCGTAGGCGTATAAGTCCCGCTGAATACGTTGCCGTCTGTGGTGGCAGGGGCCGTGACTGCGGTGCGTGTAATTTCAAGACCGCCTGTTTCAGACAGGCCAATTGCCCGAGTCAGCGTTGTGCCGTTGCTCGACACATAGAAGTTCAAGCCCGTGGTTGTGCCAGCAGTATCGGCTGCATATGCGTTAATTGAAGCCTTGATGCCGCCGTCACCTGCACCGCTTGTGTCGTCATTGCCAAAAGCAAGTCGAGCAAAATCTTGGCCAGCAGTCCAAGTTCCTGCAGACGCCGAATAAACGTGGATTGTTGTCGGGTTTGGTGTTGCCGTAAACGTAATAGAACCAGCGGTAGCTGCTGCCGAGCTTTGCACAGTGATCTGCGACGCTGAGTCAATGCTCAAGATCATTGTGTTCGTGCCCAACACGCCTGTGCCAGCAGTTTTGGTGAGGATCATCCCCCCATAAAAACCTGTTGTTGTGGAAAGGCCAGTAATAGTAGTTTCTGTAGCTGAAGAGGTGATTGTTCCCGTAACGCCAGAAATTACAGCTTCACCAGAGTCTCGTTGAAAACGAAACGAATGGCCGTCGTTATTGCCCGTTTCCCCCGTCAGCATGTAAAACTGCGCGTTTGTTACGTTGTTGTTTAACTGCAGGTAAGAGTAGCCTTGAAGCATTTGCAGATACCACGTCTGCGTGCCGTTTCGGTGTCCAGACAACCCACTTTCGCCGGTATCCGAGCTGTCAAGGTAAACAATGGCGTCGCCATCGCCACTAACTGCGTTTGATTTAAGACGCATGTACGTCTTTGCGCCGTCAGCGGTGCTTGGGTTTTGGATGTCAAGAATATATGGTGCTGTTGGGGGCGCACCAATACCTACGTTGCCGTCTGCATCTTGGTTAACAGACTTCTCGGACGGATACGTGACGAACACATCTTTCTCGCCCGCCGAGAAATTAACCGCCGCTCCCGCGTTGCTTGACGAGAGGATGGTTGTGCGTGCAAGGGTTGTACCGCTGGACGTGTAGGTGCCGATACCAACCTCCCACTCGCTGAGGTCTCGGGCAGCAATACAGTAATACGTAGTGTTGCCGTCCCCAACAGCGGAGAACGATTGGTATCCTGTGACAGCCCCAGCAAGGGTAACAGTGCCCGTGCCAGTGGTCGTCGTAGTTTCTCTGACTCGGTCAGCTAGTACCAAGGCCATGCGGCACCCCTTTTACATATTAAGCCGCGTCGAGGCTGAATGTGTATGTCACAGTCAGAACGTCACCAGAAACAACGGTACGGTCGCCGGGAGCTTGGAAGTCCGAGGCGGAGAACAAAGTGCCCGAAGTGCCGGACGTCACGGAGCACAAGAACGCGCCTGCAACAACGCCACCAGCGCCGGAGATTGTGAATTGGTTTTTTGCCGCCGAGTTGTCAATCACAGACGGGTCAGCGGTTGTGGCTGTACCGAACGTAACGGCTTGGCGTGTACCAGAATAATCGGTGTACTCAGTCCAACCTGCGTGCAAAGCCAACGTATCGCCAGCAGCGATGGTTGTGCCAGAGCTGGGGCCAGTAATCAGGCCCATGTACCAAGTAGTGATCTGTGTAGCGCCGTCCAAATAGACAGACACCATGCTCTGCAAGCCTTGGTTCACAATAAGGTTGTGCTCAGTCTCTTCCCACTTGAGCTTGCCGTCTTTGTCGTGGCACTGAAATGTGTAAACGCCACCGGCGGATGCTTTGTTGGTCAACATGTGTTGCTCCTGTTAAGAAATGCGGATGAGTGCCGATGTTGCTGTGTTGGCTGGCATCTGCACCGTGAAAATTGTCGTGGCCGTTTTATCCGACCCGAAGTCCAACACCGCAATGGCTTTGTTGCTCTTGCTGGCATTGTAAATTAGGGCTCCACGGGCGGTGAACGCGGCGGGGTCCCAAGAGGGGTCGGCAAAATCCACGTAGGCCGTGGTATCTGCGGTCAGCACCGTCACGCCTGTCAACGTCTTGCCGCCTGCTGTATAGCCCGTGCCAGACGTCTCGCCATCCGTGGTGTAAACCGTGGTTTCTGCGCCAAGGTTGGCTGTTGCCAAGAACAGCGCCATTTTGATGTCATCCGTCTCAAGGTCGTGAACTCCAAGCAAGATGTCCTGCTTGAAGCTCGTGGTGATGGTTTGGTCAAAAGCCATGTTATGTCACCGCCTGTCGGTATTGGCCGGACCGGTACGCGTCCTGACGCTCCATGCCATCGCCCAAGCGCTTTGCCAAGCCCAAAGCCTCGGTGTACTTGGTGTTGTACAGCTGGACCATGTCGGCTTCGCCCTTCATGAACGTGATGGCTTCAACCAAAGAGCCGTACAGCAGCACGGAATCAAAGTTGTCGCCCAGCCAAGTCTCACCAGCGGTGACGATTGACTCGGGGTAGTAGTAAAAATGCAACTCCACCGTGTAGGCGGCATCTGGCGTTGGGCCGAGAATAAACGACAGCTCGTTCGTGATGCTCGGACTTGACCCGCTTGTGGTCGTTGGGCCAAACAGCGCGTAGTACTTGGGCAATCCGGTGCTTGTTGGCGTTGGATATGCCTGCCGGATGAAGTTGACATCCTTGTTGAGCAGGAACTCGTAAGCGCCAGTGGCATCAACCACCGCAAGCGAATACACGGCCAAGAAGTCGGACGGTGCAGACAAGTATTTGTTGCTTGCCGTGAGCGAACCCGTCACGTTCTTGCGGATCGAAGGGAACTGCACCGTGTTGTAGATGCGTTGCTCCGCCTGCTGCACAAACACCGGAATGTTGTCAATGAAGTCTTGGTCGAAGTTCTGCGTGTAATCGCAGATTGCAGCGGTCAACTGGGTGTAGTTCATGTTCGTATCAGGCCATAGGGCCGCGAGCCATCACGCCTTTAGTAGCTGCGCCAGTGCCACGGATTTTGATGCCCGAGGTTTTGGTTTCTGGATACTCGTTGCTGTGGTTGTTGGCCACGGACACGTTGGTATTCAGCATGTGCTTCATGGCATTGACTTTGGGCAGCACGGCCTGTGTGGGCGCTGGTTTTGGTGAGCGGTATGTTGCCATGTCAGGCTCCTTTGCGGCCGGGGGATTTCTGGTTGGCAACCTTGGCCAAGCCACGACCCATCTTCAGCATATCGCTGTTGGTCTTGCCACCAGCACGCATTTTTTTGACCGCAGCATCGGGATGCGCGGTTTTCATGCCTTTAGCCATGTGGTCTTTGAGTGCTTTCTTTGCGTCCATGATGAACTCCTTATGATGTAGCGATTGTCACTTGGCCGACCGAAGCAGTCAACACCAAGTAGTTGGGGGTTAAGCCGTCGTCGTACGCTCGAGCACCGCCCACCGGGTTCCAACCCCACTGGATGTCTCGAGAGCCACCTGTTGGGTATCCTGCCGCGTTGGGTCCGGCCGTCACGTACGTTGTGTCTCTGCGAGGGTTGCGCACAGCTTGAGGGTCATCCACCGGGTACATGCCCAGCTGAAGCTGCGGCTGATCGGGGTCCCAGCAATCGTCGCAGACCAAGAGGTTGTAGGTCTTGGTCTTGATGATTTCCTTGCGCAACTCGGTGAGTTTGAAGCGGAAACCACAACGATCGCACTGGGCGATCGAGTTCTTGGCACTGGCAAACCGATTGCCCATTTATGTCCCGCTCCCAAGGTACTGGCGGCGAGGAACAAATCGAACCGCTGCCTTCTCGCGGTCTTCGCTGGCGGCCAAGTCCCAAGCCTCGTCATACTGGCCCTTCAAAACCTGCAAGCGCTCTGTTCCGCCGGGCACCTTCAGGGCCAAGTAGTAAGCCAAGCCTGCCACCATGCAAGGCAAGAACCGGAACGGCATGTCCATGGTGTTTACACCTTCGCCCGCGTTCTGAATGCGCTTTAAGCGCCAGTACACGAAGGTGTACGGCTGGCTGTTGTCGGGCACAGGCCACACGGTGATCCGAGGTGTGTTCAAGCGCTCGATCCAGACCTGAATGGGCCGGGCCTGCTGCAGCTTGTTGGGGATCGTGGCGTAGGTAGAAACACTGATACGCGTGATGGTCAGGTCTGCCTGTGTAGACGAGCTGCCCGCACCCGTGCGAATGACGTGCTCCAACAAGTCCACCGTGTCGGTGGGAAGGTCGTACGTGGCGGTGCCCGCCACCAACGGAATCGAGCCCTGCTCGAACGTCCACATGTTGATGCCACGGTTGGCCCAGTCAGCGAACATCAAGTTCAGCGAGCGGCGGGCCGTACGCAGGTCATAGCCTGTACGCATCTCACCGCCCACGCGCTCGAACGCCTCCTCAACGATCTCAGTCAAGTCGAGGTTGAAGTTTGCTACGCCGGATGTTGCCATTATCTGAACCCTGCTGTTTTCTTTGCGATGGTCTTGGGTTGCGCCACGAACTGCTTGCCAGCGGCTTTACCAGCACGCTTGGCTTTGGTTGTCGCAGCGTACTCGGCCGATGACAACGATTTTATGGCAGCTTCTGGCAAATACCGCTCCCCCGTCTTTGACGACGGCTTGCCGGATTTTGTGGTCCATTTCTGGTCCCCCCAATCCTTGAGCGATTTTTGCGGGGCTTTCATCTTAATCCCTGTACCCGCCGCCAGCAGCCTTGTACTTCTTGGCCACGAGCTGCGCCTTGCGAGCTGACCACTGGCCTGCGCCAGTGCCTTGGGTTGCAGCAGCCTTTACCTGAGACACAATCCGCTTGCGCAGGCTTGGCTTGGTGTAATTGCCAGCCGCATTGACTTTGCCGCCTGCAGCATACACGCCGGAGATTGACTTGCGCATCTCTTGCTCTGCAAGAAGCGCTTGCTCCAGTTTGGTGTTGCCGGTACTCTGCGCTTGTGCCAAAGCCGCCTCAAGGTCTTGCTTTGGCATTTTGCTGTACTTGAGCCTGCCACTGACTGCCGGGGGCGTCAGCCCACCTTCAGCGTACTGCGTGAAGTCGGTGTCATCCCGGCGTGCTTTTTTCACGCCTTTGGGCATTTTGGAGGGGGCGATTGCCCCCATGCCTCGGCTGGCTCTCATGGTCTTAGCAGGCCATGCCGCCTTTGGCCATCGCAACCTGCTTGCCCTTGGTGTGGCCCTTGGTTACGCAACCGTCAGCGCGAGTGACGCCGCCCTTGGCAAAGGGTTTACCCTTAGCTTCGGCCATTTCGTGTTTGATCATGGACTTGGGAGCGCCCTTCTTCTTCATGAAGGCCATCTCTTTACCAACCATTGCTTTGGACTCTTTCATATCGCCACCTTCTTTAAATTTGCGGCCCTTGTCCGCGTTGGAAAACTCTTTGCCCACAGACTGTGGGACGCCTACCTTCTTGGCAAACGATGGGCTGTTGGCCACCGCCGCCATAAAGTTGTGTTGTTTCTTACTGCTGCTCGGCATCCGGTTTCTTTCGGCGGATGATCTCCGCAAAAGGCTTGCCGGTAACCATCTCTGCAATACGCATCAAGGTCCAGACAGCACCAATCAAACCGAACACGGGTGTCAGCATCTGCAAGAAAGAACCAATCGTGGCAAACACGGACAGAATGTCCAAGGTGTTTTTCACAGTGTCGTGATTTTGTGACATCTCAGCACTTCCAAGCCCGCAGGCTTTTGTTGATGCGCGAATCCGGGTCTTTGGCCGTCTTCTCGCTGGTCAGTTTCTTCTTCATGCCTTCCATGCGGGCGCAGAAAGAGTCGCGGCGTTTGCCGCCCTCTGGCTGGGGTGCTTTCAACCCGGGCTTGCCCGGATTGGCCTTGTTGTAAGACGCACGCCCCTTCGCGTTCAGGCCGCCCTTCTCGGACTTGCCTTCTTTGCGTGTCCATGCTGGGCTCTTAGGCATAAAAGGCCGTCACTTTGGTATTCGACAGAGTGGCGTAGATGCTAGTTGCGAACAGCACGCCTTCGGCCGGAATCAGAATGTTGAAAGTCTCGCCGCCTGCCGTGGTGTTCAGCGTCATGATCGTGGTGCCGCCGGAGCCGCCATCCTTCATGATGACGCTACCAGCAGATGCGCCGGGCTCGATCACCAAGCTGCGCAAGCGTGCGCGGGCATCAGTCACTGCGCCTGACGCGGCCAGCGATACGGCTTTGACATCGGTTTGCATCGTCATAATCAATCTCCTTTAAAACAGGGGCCGAAGCCCCCGAGATCAATTAGGCTGCAGCAATCGCTGTACCAGCGGGAGAAATCCAGTTAGAACCGTCCCATACTGCCAAGCAGGGTGCGCCAGCCAAACCATTCGACACGTAAACAACTTGGCCAATGGTTTTGTCCGCCGCTGCGATAGCGTTAGCGGTGGTGACGGTGTAAGTAGGAGCGATAAAGCCGTTGGTCGATGCGACTGGGCCAGAGAAGGTAGTGCGTGCCATGATAGTTTCCTCATGCGGTTGAGGCGTATCTGTCTGCATGACGTCGGCCCGGAGCCGTCAGATACACCGGAAAGTCCGGGAGTGTTTGCAATATATCACGCAGGTTTGTGGGGGTCAACGAGTTTGTTGGACTTTTTCAAGTTCTCGTCTTGGGTGATAACGCGCAGGTTCCATGGCACATGTAGGCCGCAGACGGATTCGCCGCGTAGCGGGACGATGTGGTCGACGACATACCGTTCGCCAGTCACTGCAGTGAGTTTGCGAGCCTGCACATACAGTTCCCGCATTTGCAAGCGTTCTTCTTTTGTGAGCCACGTAGGGGTCGCCTCGCGGTGCCGCCGTTTGCGCAAGCTTGTGTCCGCACGCACGACATCGACGTTTCGATCCTTGTACTCAGCCCTGTTGCGGCGCTTTTCTGCCGCCGGACGGGCGGTTGCTCTAGCAATAACGGCCTCCCGGTTTTTTTCGTAGTACCGGCGTCCTGCAGCTACTGCCGCTTCCGTCTTGGGCTTACCTTTTCTGCGCTCGTTGTCAACCGCCCAATCTTCTTTGACGCAGTCCAAACAAGAACCTTTGGTCTTGCGTAATGCCACGTGGCCACGAACGCATGGCTCCCCAGTGAAGTAGAACTTTTCTCCGGCGGCAATAGCTTCTTTGCGGGTCTTCGGGTACTCCATACACAGCTCCTCGTTACGATACGGGGAATTGTACAGGATAAACGACAGATGTCAAAACCCAATAAAAAAGGCCCCGAAGGGCCTTTTTTAGATACCGAAGTATCAGGCAGAACCAGAAGAACCCCAGATACCGAGTGGGTCGCTCCAGCCAAAGCTGTAACGCTCACGTGCTTTGTAGCGAACGTTTCCTGTATCGAAGTCACCATCCATCGAAGTCTGCAAAGCAGAGCGCTCGAAGTGCTTCAAACCGTTTGGCACGTCTGTAGTCAAGAACCAAGCGTTGTTGTCGGTCAAGAAGTGGTTGACGGTGTAACCGCCAGACACTGTGCCCATTTGCTTCAACGCGTTGATGTCGTTGTCAGCAGTGCCAACACGCAGTTCGGTGTCCAGCAGACGCTTGGCCACGA